TAATAATTTATTACAGGCATTCCCTGCGGTTGAACCATTTCCTCTTATTTCTGGAGCACTTAGACAAAACTTGAATCGTGGTTAGGAGAATAAAATGCCTTTTAAAGATTACAGTGCTAAACAAAAGAAACTAGCGCGTGTAGCAGCGCCGCGTGATGCAATAACAGGTGAAGATTTTAAGGAATTAAGGAAAGCAGGTGGTGGTATGGTTAAGTTTCAAGATGGTGGCGATATAGATGTACGAGTCATTGAACTAGAAGAAATGTTGAATGCCGCGAGGGAAGCAGGGAACGATGATTTGGTTGAAGAACTAGAATCAGACTTGTTCAAAGAACGCGGATATAAGGATGGCGGCAGAGTTAAGGGCTACCGTTATGGTATGAGTGTAAGCTCTGATGGCATGGGTCGAGGATGCGGCGCTGCTGTAAAGGGCAAGAAGTTTAGTGGGACGTTCTAATGCCTACCATCATGATCAGCATTTTACCGGATGGTGCTATACCGGTGGACAAGATGTCAGACGATGATGACGGTAATAATTGCCCATTACCTACTCAGGATGACGATCTAAACGCGGAAAACCGTGAGATTGCGGTAGACGAAGCAAATTATAGGGAACCGAACACCGGTTCAGCGTTTCGTTCTGATCAAGTTTGCGGCAGTTGTTCTGCGTATAATCAAACAGAAGATATGCTTGAATGCATTGGTGATGAGTCAAGAAACACTGGGTACTGTCAGATATGGAAGTTTGTGTGTGAGAGTGATAACACATGCGACAGTTGGGGTGAAGGCGGACCAATGACAAGTGATAAACAAGCAGAGTACAAAGATATTATATAATGGATGTTGCAGACTTCTCAAAATACATATATAAATTGTTAAGAGAGCGAGAAGATCAGATCGCTCTTATGTTAACAACTGGTGGTGTTCAAAACTTTGAACAGTATCAGCGGCTAGTAGGTGAGGTACAAGGACTCTCATTCGCTAGAGAAGAGATCAAGTCCTTGCTGGGGAAACATATAGAAGATGCCGAAGACATTATTAGTTCCTGACCACATTGCAAAACAACGTAACGAAGAGAAAAAAGAAAGTTCTGTTCCTTACATATCCAAAGAAGACAGGGTTCTAGACCCAAATCTTGTAAATAAGTCTTTAAAAGAACGACTACCGCAGCCTACTGGTTGGCGTCTCCTTGTTATGCCTTATCAGGGAAAAGCTAAGACAGAAGGTGGCATAATTATCCCCAACGAAGCCCGTGAACGAGAGGCGTTAGCTACCGTAGTAGCCTACGTTTTGAAATTAGGCCCGTTGGCATACCAAGATCCTAATAAGTTTGGAGACAAGCCTGAACCATGGTGTCAGGAAGGTCAGTGGGTATGTATTGGTCGATATGCGGGGTCTAGGTTTAAGATTGAGGGAGGCGAGGTTCGCATCATTAATGATGACGAGGTGATCGCCACTATTCTTGAGCCAGAAGACGTAAAACAGGTTTGAGGAGAGTAAAATGAATCAGGTTGTTGGAAAATCAAACGAAGATCAAGAAAATGAAGATGTTGAAGTTACTCTTGAAGAGAGTTCGGACTCTGAAGGAAAAGTTGAAGTCAGTGCTTCTGAGGATTCAGGGGCTGATGGCGAAGAGCTTGATGACTATAGTAAAAGAGTTCAAAAACGTATTAAAGACCTTACGGATCGCTATCGTAAAGAAGAGCGAGATCGTGAGGAAGCTGTTCGTATCGCGCAAACCATAAAAGGTGAGAACGACAAGCTAAAAGAACGATTAAATAATTTAGACAAAGGTTATCTAAGTGAATACGGTTCACGGCTTGACTCTCAGCTAACTCAAGCAAAGTCTGCGTATCGTGACGCTCATGAGTCAGGCAATGTTGACGCTATGTGGGAGGCGCAGCAGGCTCTGTCGAAGATCGCTATTGAGCAGGAGCGTTATCGCCTAGCGAAACAACGGCAAGAAAAAGTAAAAGTACAGCAGGGTGATGGGGACGCAGTACAGCGTGCTCAACAACCTGTTCAGCAAGCACAACCAGTTGCACAACCTGATCCAAAAGCGAAGGGTTGGGCAGAAAAAAATGAGTGGTTTGGTCAGGACGAAGTCATGACTTATGCTGCATTTGGTATTCATCGCAGGCTTGTAGAAGAAGAAGGGTTTGACCCGAAGAGCGATGAGTACTATGATGAAATAGATCGGCGTATGAAATCAGAGTTTCCAACTCGGTTTTCTGGTCGTAAGAACGGAGGAAGTAACAGAGTCGCCTCTGCTGATACTTCCGCTTCCCGCAGTACAAAACAGGGGCGCAGGTCGGTCAAGTTGACACCATCACAGGTAGCTATTGCTAAAAAACTTGGCGTTCCTCTTGAAGAATACGCTAAGTACGTTAAGGAGTAGAAAAATGAGTGATAGAGCATCAAGATCGACCGAAACACGCGAAAAGACAGCGCGCAGAAAGCCTTGGGCACCGCCCAGCCGACTAGAGGCACCCGCTCCACCCGATGGATATACACATCGTTGGATCCGGACATCTCTCAGAGGTGATGATGACAAAATGAACGTCCACTCTAAACTTAGAGAGGGATGGGAACCAGTCAGAGCCGATGAGTACCCTGGATTTGATTATGCGGTTATTGATGAGGGTCAACATGCTGGTGTAATTGGTAACGGTGGGTTAATGCTAGCCCGAATACCTGAAGAGACAGCGCAGGAAAGAACCGAACACTACCGGGGCCGGACCCGCGAACAAATGACGGCTGTAGATCAGGATCTTATGAAGGAACAACATCCTTCCATGCCTATCAGTAATGAGAGGCAAAGTCGTGTAACTTTCGGAGGCCGCACACGCGACTCCGACTAACTTTAGAGGATTGCTATCATGGCAAATACTAACGGTGCATTCGGACTTCGTCCGATTGGTGTAGTCGGTCAGGCTGCAAACACCACTGGTATGACCGAATATCGTATCGCCTCTGGAAACACAAACGCGATTTACCAAGGATCCCCTGTTATCCCGTTGGCAACTGGCTTTATTGACATTGTTGGCGCGGCGGCTGGTGGAACGGTAGGTCTTGTCGGTGTTTTTGGAGGTTGTGAATACGTTTCGTCTACCACTGGTGAAACAGTTTTCTCAAACTACTGGCCTGGTTCTGGCGCGGACTCAGATTTCCCTGTCAAAGCCTTCGTTTATGATAACCCAATGCAGACATTTGTAATCTGTTCAGATGCTTCACTTACTAGCGAAGCGGCTGCACGGGCGCATGTGTTTGCTAACGCAAACTTTGCAACGGCTACTTCTGGTTCAACAACCACCGGTATCTCATCTGCTAAGTTGGGTGTCAGCACAATCGCTACCACTGCTGCCTTGCAGCTTCGTATTATCGGCATTCAGGATGATCCGGAGAATCAAGACTTTACGGCAGCTGGTATTGGTCTAATCGTTCGATTGAATAACAGCTTTAATTCCGCCAATGGCGCGATTGCTGCTGGTACTCCTTCGACAACCGGCGTATAAGGAGGCACAGTAATGGCTATTTCTCGCGCACAACTGGCGAAAGAGCTGGAGCCGGGCCTCAATGCCTTGTTTGGCATGGAGTACAACCGGTACGAAAATCAGCACGCCGAAATCTTTGATACTGAGTCCTCAGATCGAGCATTTGAGGAGGAAGTTATGCTTTCCGGGTTTGGCGCCGCTCCGACTAAGTCGGAAGGTTCCGCCGTCAATTTTGACGATGCCAACGAAGCATATACTGCTCGGTATAACCACGAAACCATCGCTCTGGCGTTTTCGATCACAGAAGAAGCTGTTGAAGATAATCTTTATGATCGTCTTTCATCTCGCTACACTCGTGCTCTTGCCCGTTCAATGGCTCACACAAAGCAAGTTAAAGCTGCCAGCATTCTGAACAATGCGTTTACTGCTGGTGCATTTGCTGGTGGTGACGGTGTGGCACTTTGTGACGCATCACACCCTCTGACAAATGGTAGCACATTTGCTAACGAGCCAGGCACAGCCGCTGATTTGAACGAAACATCTCTTGAAGATGCTTTGATCAGCATTGCTGGATTCGTTGATGAGCGTGGCCTGAAAGTCGCACTACGCGGTCTAAAACTGGTGATTCCTCGCCAGTTGCAGTTCGTTGCAGAGCGTCTGATGGTATCAAACCTGCGTGTTGGTACTGCTGACAATGATGTCAACGCACTTCGGTCAATGGGGATGCTTCCTGACGGCTACGCCGTTAACGACTTCCTTACAGATCCAGATGCGTTCTTCGTTCTCACAGATGCTCCTCGTGGTTTCATCCACTTTGAGCGTGTTCCACTGTCTACACAGATGGAAGCAGACTTCGACACAGGCAACATGCGGTTTAAGGCCCGTGAGCGTTACAGCTTCGGTTTCTCAGACCCACGTTGTGTGTTCGGATCACCCGGCGCATAAGAATCCTAGTCCTCCATACTGGGTTAAAGGGCGGCTTTTCAGTCGCCCTTTTATTTGTTATATTGTAAGCGTGTAAAAATCTCCCTAAACTTGAAGCCGTATTAATTGCGGCTTCTTTTTTTTTCGTGTATGCTGGTGTTACCCTGACAGATCCACTGTGGATCTGACACTAGCCACGACAGGAGTAAATCATGGCGACAACTACTTTTTCTGGTCCTATTAAGGCCGGAACCATCAAAAACACAACAGGCTCAACCCTTGGTTCAAACATTGCTAATGTTGGTCAAGTTGTTATGGCGCAGACTTTTTCAGCGGATCTTTCTGGCGGTGCACTTGCAGCGTCTGTAACAGACGTTGTTATCCCTGCAAATTCCCAGATTATTGACTGTGTGATTGACGTTATTACTGCGGCTAACGCTACTACTAACCTTAGTGTTGGGGATACAGTAGGCGGTGCCTCTACAATTCTGAACACTTTTGCAAGTGGAACAACCGCTGGCCGTAAGTATCCAACAACTGAAGCCGGTGGTGCATTGGCGTGGCAGGACACTGGAACAGCCGACATTCGTTTGACTGTAACTGCTTCTGCTGCAACAACCGCAGGCCTTGTTCGTTTTACAATTCTGTATCAGCAAAACAACAACCTTGCTTAATAGGAGGGCATTATGGCTGCTTCTATTTTTGCAAAGACAGCAACGGCAACTGGCACCTTACAAGGTGGTAGAACTCGTTTAAAGTCTTTCGTTCTGAAAACCGCTGGGAGTGGGTCTCCTGCTGTTGTTTTTAAAAACGGCAGCGGAGGCGCAACCCTTCTTTCGATGGTTTTCAACACGAGCGAAGACATCCAAATAAGCATCCCTGATCACGGTATAATTTTTGATGATGAATGTCATGTAACACTGACAAACATCACATCAATTACGGCGTTTTTTGGCTGATGGCAGGCAATGAAGTCATTGCAAAACATTTAGACGCTTCCGGGGTTCTTGCGGACTGCCGGGGGCGGTTCAAAGGTTTTATTGTCAATCATGATAGCGGAGCATCTGGGAACATTATTCTGTACGACAATGATTCCGCCGCATCTGGGGATGTTGTTATGGAAGTTGATGAAAAGACCACTGGAACTTTTGGTATGGAGATACCGGGAGATGGCATTATATTCGACAACGGTCTCTATGTCACCTTACCAACTAATACTTCAATAACTGTATTTATTCAGTTGGGAGGTAGGTAATGGCTCGTAAACCAGCAAAAATGCCCAAACGCAACAAGAAAAATTTCCGGTCTACCGAGTCTGGTGCTGGAATGACCAAGGCTGGTGTGGCTGCGTATCGGAGAGCTAACCCAGGGTCAAAGTTAAAAACAGCCGTTACTGGGAAAGTAAAAAAAGGTTCCGCCGCCGCAAAGCGCCGTAAGTCTTATTGTTCCCGTTCTGCTGGGCAAATGAAGGCGAACAACATCAGTTGTAAGAAGACGCCTAAGAAACGTATTTGCGCGGCTCGGCGGAGATGGAAATGTTAAACAAAGTTTTAATTGGTCTTGTTAGTTTCTTTTCTGTCGTGTCCGTTGGTTTCATAGGATGGGTGGGACTCAGTATTGTTGATTTAAAGGTAGAGGTAGCTGAGACGCATGGTAAGGTTGCGGCCAATTATGAGATGATAAAACCTATGTGGGAATCATTTATATCGGAGAAGAAAGTTGGCGATCTCGCGGAGTTCTATACCACAACAAATAACTAAAGGTGGGACAATGGCAAAAGATGCATGTTACCGAAAAGTTAAAGCAAGATATAAAGTCTTTCCGTCAGCGTATGCTTCAGGAGCGATTGCTAAGTGCCGAAAAGTCGGAGCCAAGAACTGGGGAACTGGAGGAAAGAGTAAAACAACTAAAAGAAAGAGTAGATCTTCTAAACGCAAAGGTAAGACCTACTAATGGCTGAGACGAAACCAAAAAGAAAATTTAGAGGCAAGCCAGTTAAGGGCACCGCTGTGGCTCGAGGCTGCGGTTGTGTTTTGCCAAGGCGGCGGAAAAGAACTAAGGGTTCGGTGGAGCAGTCCTAATGGCGGTTCGTAAGACAAAAAAGGGTGCAGCGCTCAAGCGTTGGTTTAAAGAAGAATGGAAAGATGTTCGTACAGGCAAGCCCTGTGGCAGAAAGAAGGGTGAAAAACGTGGTGTCCCTTATTGTCGCCCGTCTAAGCGGGTTTCATCCAAAACCCCTAAAACGTCAAGCGAATTGTCTACAAGCGAAAAAAAGAGTAGAATATCCCAGAAGAAGCGTTTGGGACAACCTGCCGGTAAGCCAAGGCGTGTTAAATCTGTTAAGAGGAGAAAAAAATGAAGAAGAAAATGAAAAAAGGCTACATGGGCGGCGGAATGATCAGTCCTCGCAAAGAAATGGCGATGGGTTATCAATTGGGTGGCTCCGTTGCTGGAGATGTAAAACGCGCCGTGGGCATGGCACAAACTATTGGCGATGCAATGGCACAGGCTGTTGCAAAACCGCGTGGTGATGTAACCGGTATGAATGCTGGACGCATGGATCGCATGATGGGTACTTCTCGCAGGCCTATGTCAAGTGGTGGGATGCGTCCTCCAATGCGTAGAGGTAGACTTGTATAATGGCAACTTCAGGTTCAAGGGATTTTGACCTTGATGTAGCGGACATCATTGAGGAAGCGTATGAGCGGTGTGGAATTGAGATTCGCACCGGTTATGATGCTCGTTCTGCTCGGCGGTCCTTGAATCTGATGTATGCAGACTGGGCGAATCGCGGCGTAAATCTTTGGACGGTGAAACAAGACACTCTGACTTTAATCAATGGTACGGCTACATATAATGCTGCTAATGGTCTTGCCTCACCGATGGCGGACATTCTTGAAGTAGCCTTGCGTAGATCAGGAACTGATTATGAGGTAGATCGTCTTAGTCGTGGTGAATACTTGAATGTACCAACAAAAACAACCACAGGCAGACCCAGTCAGTTTTATTTCAATAGACAAGTCAGTCCTGAAATGACGTTATGGCCTGTGCCTGAGAATAGCACGGATCAGCTTGTATACTATTATATCACACGAATAGAAGATGCTGACGCGCTCGTTAATACAACGGATGCTCCGTTTAGGTTTTTGCCTTGTATGGTTGCTGGTCTTGCATACTATTTATCTATTAAGAAGGCTCCAGAACGAGTTCAGCTTTTAAAAACGGTGTATGAAGAAGAGTTCCAGCGTGCGGCAGATGAAGATGAGGATCGTGTGTCACTCAAATTGACACCTAGTATTCAATATTTGAGGGTGTAATGGCTAGATATGCGTCAGGAAAAGATGCGTATGGGATTTCAGACAGGTCTGGATTTCAGTTTCGTTTAAGAGATATGCGAGAAGAATGGAATGGTCTACTTGTAGGTCCAGATGAATATGAACCAAAACACCCGCAGTTAGAACCGCCTAGAGTTGGCCCAGATCCTCAAGCGTTAAGGAATCCGCGTCCGGAACAGGCTTTAGATCAACAACGGAACATTCAATGGAGTTGGAATCCTGTTGGTGGTCCGCCCACTGATCCAATTAATCCTCCGAATAACTTGGAGGCGTTAGGCCAAGTAGGGGCAGTTACGGTAACGGTGACATAATGGCATTTACATACACAGAATTACAGCAGGCGATACAAGACTACACAGAGAATAACGAGACTACTTTCGTTAATAATATCCCTGTATTCATAAGACTTGCAGAGGAACGTATTCTTAAATCTGTACAATTAAACCTGTTTCAGAAGAATGTTTCTGGTGTAATGGCTAGTGCTAATCAGTTTCTAGCGTGTCCGACTGACTTTTTGGCACCTATGTCTTTGAGTTTTACAGATGCTAATGGTGATCAGTCTTTTCTTTTGTTTAAAGATTTGGACTATGTTCAGACATACACGCCAGACCCTGCGACAACTGGCGATCCTCTTTATTACGCACAATTTGATGTAAGTAATTTTTTGCTTGGGCCAACACCTAACGCTAATTACGTTACGACACTTCATTATTTGTATCGACCTGCTAGTTTAACAGCGGGGGCTGGCACTGGAACGACTTGGTTAAGCGAAAACGCTGAAATTGCCCTATTATATGGCTCTTTAATTGAGGCCTATGTGTTTATGAAAGGCGAACAAGACGTATTAGGAGCGTACAATGCTAGATTTGGTGAGGCTTTATCCCGCCTTAAAAACTTTGGTGAAGCTCTTGAAATATCTGATGAGTATCGCACAGGACAAATTAGGAGGCCAAAGACATAATGTTTAAGGCAATAGTAGATATGCCGGAAGATTTTTCGGTGTCCGTTCAAACCACAAGTAATCGAGGGTTTACACCTGAAGAAGTGGCAGAACGCTGTGTGGATCGTTTGATCAGTGTATCGGATCAAGCTCATCCTGCCATTCGTGACCAAGCAAATGCATATAGAAAGCATATGTTGGCGGTTGTAGCTTTTTACATGCGAGAAGCAATAAAAAGTGATAGAACTACGGTACATAACGCCCTATCTGAGGCAGGTTATGCAAAACTTGCCGAACAAATAAGGAGACTGTGACATGGCATTTACGGGCAATTTTATGTGTACGAGCTTCAAAAAAGAGTTACTCGAAGCTGTTCACAACTTTAAACTTTCAGGCGGTAGCACGTTCAATTTAGCGCTGTATGACAATAACGCTTCATTTACTGCGGCTACAACCGCTTACACAGCTACAGACGAGGTATCTGGAACTGGTTACACAGCTAAAGGCGCGGCACTTACGAGAGTAGATCCTACTACAAGTGGAACTACAGCGTTTACTGACTTTGCTGACCTTACGTTTAGCACGGCTACAATCACTGCTCGCGGTGCGCTTATCTTTAATGATACCGCGTCAGGTGACCCATCCGTAGTTGTTTTAGACTTTGGTTCAGACAAAACATCAACCGCAGGTGACTTTACAATTGTATTTCCAGCGGCAGATGCGAGTAATGCAATAATCCGGATCGCCTAAACATGGCTGATATCATCGTTCCAATAGGCGGCTGGGGTCGTGGTGGTTGGGGCGAAGATCCGTGGGGTGAAAGTGGCTTTCCCTTTGCTACGGCATCGGTAGGCTCAGTCACTGTTGTTGCAGAAGCTAACGCTCCAGTCACTGGACTTGAGGCAACCGCAGCGGTTGGGACTGTTACCGTAACAGCAGATGCCAACACTGGTGTCACTGGCTTGGAAGCCACGGGTGGCGTTGGGTCTGTAACAGCTACGGGCACCGCTAATGTTTCTCCGACTGGTCTGGCGGCCACGGGCGGCGTAGGCTCGGTCACAGTTACCGCTGATGCCAATACAAGTGTTACAGGTCTAGCGGCTACAGGCGCAGTAGGTTCTGCAACTGTTACAGCAGACGCCAACGTAGCTCTTACAGGTGTTACAGCCACAGGCGCAGTAGGTTCGGCCACTGTTGATGCAGAGGCGAATGTACCTGTTACTGGTTTGACAGGTGCAGGTAGTGTAGGTTCAGTTACAGTACAGGCTGATGCCAACACAGGTGTTACAGGTCTAGCGGCTACAGGTGGTGTAGGCTCAGTTACAACAACCGCTGACGCCAATGTCTCAGTTACTGGTCTAGCGGCTACAGGTAGTGTAGGCTCAGTAACTATAGAACTTGGAATGACAGTTAGTGTCACTGGTTTGTCGTGTTCTGGTATAGTTGGGAGTGTAAGCACAACAGCAGATGCGAATGTTTCACTAACTGGTGTTTCAGCTAGTGGAGAAGTTGGCTCTGTACTTGTTTGGGGCACTATTGTGCCAAATCAAAATCCGAGTTATACTCCTATTGCTCCTACGCAAACGCCGGCATGGGGTGAGACCACTCCGGCGCAGACACCAAATTGGACAAACATAGCAGCGTGAGAGGCGATCTAAGATATGGCTAGTACATACACAACTAATTTAGGTATTGAAAAACCAGCGACCGGGGAACAGTCAGGAACTTGGGGCGCTACAACCAACACTAATTTTGACATCCTTGATCAAGCAATTGGCGGTATTGAAG